TTCGAACCAGTGAAGTTTTTGCAAGTTTTCAAGGTGAGGGACCTTTCGCAGGTGTTCCAAGTCTGTGGGTTAGATTTTTCGGTTGTAATTTGAAATGTAACGGTTTCGGCCAAAAAGATCCTTGTAACCCAGAAACTTATGTATTGCCATACCAGACGATAGATATTAGTAACATCAAACGCATGGAAGATCTTCCTGTGTTTGAGTATGGTTGCGATTCGAGTTATAGTTGGAGTACGAGATTTAAACACTTAGCTAAAGATTGGGATGAAAAAGAATTAGTTGATGAATTATATCGTCTTGGCGTTGAACGTTTTGGAATGGCTGAAGGTTGGTTTAATCAAAGAACTGGCCAAGAAATTCAACTTTGTTTCACTGGTGGAGAGCCAATGCTTCAGCAGAAAGCCATGATGGCTATTCTCAATGAAGCTAATGAGAGATTTGGCGCATTTGGCCCCAAACTTGTTACAATTGAAACTAATGCTACTAGATTTCTGACTGAAGAATTTAAGAAATTTCTTTATGATAGGGATTTTGAATTAACTATTGCCTGTTCTCCGAAATTATTCACAGTAAGTGGAGAAAAGAATGCAGTCTATTTAGATGTCATTGAAGAATATATGCATTATGCTGATACAGGCATTTTGAAATTTGTAGTAAACGGTACTAAGGAATGTTGGGATGAGCTTGATAGCTACACGGACAAATTGGCTGAGCTTATCAGCAAAGATAGATTTTGGAGTTTGTGGGTGATGCCCGTTGGCGCAACTAAAGAACAGCAAGAATCACCGAGTATAGCAGAAATTGCCAATGAGGCAATGCGTCGCGGATTTTATGTTGCGACACGTAATCATATTCATGTGTATGGCAATGTGGTGGGTAGCTGATGGATGTTACAAGTGAGAAACTTATCTTAAGTTCTTTAGTTCAAGATGAAGATTATGTACGTCAAGTATTACCATTCTTAAAGAGCGAATACTTCAACGATAAGGTCGAAAAGGCAGTTTTTGAAACCATTCGTTCTTATCTTTTAGAATATAACACCCTGCCTAATAAAACTACTTTACTGGTTGACATTCGCAACCATGATGATCTGAATGAAAAAGAGATTGCTGAAGCCGAATCTATCATTCGTGATATTTTCAGAATTGAACGTCCGACTGATTCTAAGTGGCTGATTGGACAGACAGAAGAGTTCTGTAGAACGAAAGCCATCTATAATGCCATCGTGAAGGCAATTTCGATATATGATGGCACTGACAAAACTATGACTCCGCATGCCATTCCTGATATGATAAAGGAGGCGGTGAGTGTAAGTTTTGATAGCCATATAGGCATGGACATATATGATGATGCAGGGATTCGTTATGATTATTATACATTACCAGAAAGTAAGATTCCTTTCGATATCGATCTATTGAATGATATTACTAATGGTGGAGTCAGTCGAAAGACGCTCAATGTTGTTGTTGCGGGAGTGAATGTTGGTAAGACTTTATCTTTAATACATTTCGCTTGCGCTTATGCTCGAGCGGGTTACAATGTGCTTTATTTTACTTTGGAGATGCGAGAGGAAGAAATTCTGAAGCGAATGGATGCTAATATGTTGAAAACTCCAATTAATGAGTTGGGTAAACTAGGCCGCGAAACGTTTATTGATGAGGTTGAGAAACTTCGAGCGAAATCTTATGGTAAGATAAAAGTAAAAGAATATCCTCCAGGTTCGGCGCACGCGGGTCATTTCAAACATATTATCAATGAATTAAAACTAAAACAACGTTTTGTTCCTGATGTCATTATGGTGGATTACATTGGAATAACAGGCAGTTCAAGGATGAGAATGGGTCAGCAGAACAGTTATTTTTATTTGAAAGCCGTGGCTGAAGAATTGCGCGCTTTGGCTGTCGAAACTAACACCATTCTTTGGACTGCAATGCAATTGACTCGAAGTGGCATAACAAACACAGATGTAGAGATTACTGATGTCTCTGAATCGATGGGTATTCCAGCAACTGCAGATTTCATGATATCTATTACTCGAACGGAAGAATTGGATGGTTTAGGACAAGTACTTTTCAAACAGCTTAAAAATCGTTATGGTAATAAAACGAATAGGTTGAGATTTGTGGTGGGTGTCGATCTCGATAGACAAACATTGTATAATGTCAACAGCAGTGAACAAGATGATATAATTGCTCAAGAAAGAATAGTAACTAATACAACTAATTTGAAAGAGAAGTTCAAGCAGTTGAATGGTGAATGATAAATATTTAGAAACAAGATGAAAGGCGCCATGTTAACATTCAAGCAATTTTTCTTACTCGAAGGCGGAAATGTAGTCATAGATGATCAAGAAGCAACTCGCATTGATCTCAATAAAGTTAAGAGATCGGAAATCGTGAAGTTGCTGCTTACTGGTCTGGATGCTATCAATCGTGCATTCGAAAAACAGCATGGCTTGCCGCTTTGGAGTAAAGACTTATTCAAATCTAGAGAATTTTTAAGCGGCAGTGCTTTTCATTTCTTCAATCTCGGAAAAATAAGCGACGAAGAATTTGTTAATGTCAAATCTACCGTTGGGGATATTGATACTCAGGTTGATGGTAACTTAGATAAGTCTATAGTAGAATTTTTGAACGCAAATAAAGGGAAGAGTTTTGGGCCATTGACTTTAATTGGATACAAAACGAGTGCTAACCAACACATCACATTATGGCGTCTTGACAAATATAACATGAATATTCAGATTGATCTGGAACTAGTTGAATTTGGTCCAGATGGTAAACCGACGCCTTGGTCTAAGTTTAGTCATTCGAGTGCCTGGGAAGATTTGAAAGCGGGATTGAAAGGCGTTGCGCACAAATATTTGCTGCAAGCTTTAAATGCTCGAGGATTGCACGATCTAGTCATTAAAGCTAAAACATCTCGAGGTAAAGATAAGGTCGTGAAGAAAAGTATCATGGCATTTTCTGTGACGCACGGATTGCGTCAGCGTCTGGTACCAGTAAGAGATGAGCAAGGCAATCACGTCCATGTAGATGGTTTGCCAGCTTATCACGAGCTCAGTACATCAGAAAGTAAGAACATCACGGATCTGGATCAGATTTTCAGAATATTTTTCAATCGAGAGCCTACTCCTGAAGACCTCAAAGATATGGGTAGTTTCATTGGGCTTGAAAAATTGATTGCGCGCTATTATAATAAACAAGAGCAACAGATGGTCATTGATGGTTTCATGAACAAACTTTGGGGTCCAGGAGCTCAAGGTCTTTATCGAGGAGATAAAGAACGGGATTACCGAGAAAAACTTGTCATGGCAAAACACCTTCTTCAAACGCTTGGTGGTTCTCTCGACAAGTATCAAGAAATGATAGAAGATTATTATAAAGGTTACCGATAATGCTGAGCTTCAAAGAATTCATCGAAGAACAAGTCGCACCAACAACCAGGCAAGGAATCACACATCTTCAGGACATGAAACCTGAAGAGTTTATATCTTGGATCAAGGAAGTTAAAGCAGCGGGAGGAATTCTTTCGAATTATAAAGTCGTAATGAAAATTGATGGGCTTGGTGCTCGTTTTGGTAAAGCAAAAGATGGCAGACCATTCTTTGAAGGTAGCCGAACTGGACCAATCTTCGATTCAGGGGCATTCAGCGCCTATGCCTTAGCAAAAGGATCTTCTGAAGAAATCTTGTTACGCGCGAAACATTATGATGATATGCTTGAAATTATAAAGAATGCTGAGTTCATGAAAGTGATCCCTAATGATACGAAAATTGTTTGTGAAATATTTTACAATCCTATGGCTCATGAAGATGAAGATGGTATCACTTTCGTGACGGTAAAATATGATAAGAGTAAACTCGGCAAACTTATGAGCATCATGCCCTATACTGTTTTGCAAGCCAGTACAGGATTGGAACATCCACAGAAACAAGAAATTTTGGATGCTCTCTATAAACAAAGTAATGATGAAATTCGCTTCATAGATCCGAATTTGAAGATGCATAGTATTGATATCAACGGCATCATTGATACTGTACATACCCTCGATGATGATGCTCTAAGAATACTCAAAAGTAGAAAAGCTTCTGATCGAGAGGCAAAACAAAATATTCTAGCTATCATTCAGAAAGCGAAGGATGAATTAGCTAAGTATTTACTTGCTCATCCTGGTATCGAAGGTAAATTCAAGCTCGGACCGAATATCGAAGGTATCGTTATACACATTAATAATAAGCCGTACAAGATCACAACCGACGAATTCAAAGCCAGTAAAAGGAAAGCATAATGGAAGAGAAGAAAGAATATCCGAAACCTGGAAAAAAGAAAGTTCAGCTCTTTATAGGTCGAATGCAGCCTGTTCATCTGGGTCATAAGAAGATCATTGATAGCATGACTAATCCTGTGATTGTTATCGTGAAAGGTGAGAAATCTAGCGAAGATCGCCTCAGGAATCCATTCAGCGCAGAATATCAAATTAAACTCATCAAGAAAATTGCTCCGCAGGCAGAGATTATTACCGCATCTAGTGGATATCTCCCGAAAATATTGGCGCAACTTCGCGAAAAAGGCATGGAGGTAGATACAATTTATGCAGGAGCAGATCGAATTACAGGCTACAAAAAGCAAATTGAAAGCGCTAATGCTAAGATGGATCCTGAATATAGGTACAATGTCAAATTCAAAGAAACTGATAGAGTGACAAGTGCGACAGCAGTGCGTAATGCTATTCGCTCGGGTGATGAACAAGAATTCAGAAAACTCATGCCGAAAGAACTTTGGGGTGAATTTGAAACCATGAAGAAAACGCTTAGTGAATCTTTTGATTTTGATTTGCTGTCATTTGAAGAATGGTTGAATGAAGAAGGTGAGGGTTCTTCATTGAACACATCGGATCAGATAGCCCAGAAAGATCAACCTCTTGGAATCAAAAAGAAGAAAAAGAAAAATGAAGAAGATGAATGCGAGGAGGATGAATCTGAATCTGAGTAACATGAGGATTTGATATGGCATTACCTACTGTAAAATATCCGACTTTTGAGCTGACTATTCCAAGCACTAAGAAGAAAATCAAGTTCCGTCCTTTTTTAGTTAGAGAACATAAGCTACTACTACAAGCTATCGAATTGAATGATAGTGCCAATTTCATCAATACAATTTACAAAATAATCGAAGCTTGCACTTTTGGGAAGGTTGATGTTGAAAATCTTGCGATGTATGATATTGATTACATTTTCTTAATGCTCCGTGCGCGTAGTATTGGTGAATTGGTTCCCGTTGAATATAAATGTATGGCTGAAGTCAAAAAGACGAATGAGAATGGTGAGGAAATTACTGAAACTTGTAACAACAAAGTTCGTCTGAATCTTGATCTGAATCAAGTGGAAGTTCATATTCCCGAAGGATATGAAAAGAATCGTATCATTATGATAGGTCCTGATATGGGACTTAAATTGCGTGCTCCGACTTTTGCGCAATTCAAAGAACTGAGTAAAATTGAAAACGTCGAAGGTTTATTCAACGTTACAGAAGCCTTCATCTATAGTTGTACAGAATGCGTTTTTGATGGGGATAAGATTTTTGTTCCTGGTAAAGATTTCACTCAACAAGAATTATCAGAGTTCATAGAAAATTTACATAGTGATGCGATCGATAAGATCAATGAATTTTTTGCTAATATGCCTTATGTGGCGTTGAATGTACATGTTCGTTGCCCTAAATGTGGTAATGAAGACGATATAGAAATCAGAGGCTTAGAGGATTTTTTCGTATAATGATTGGTAATGGCGAGCTGCTTGATCTCATGAAGAGTAATTTTCTACTAATGAATGAGCATCATTTCAGCTTGTCAGAGATCGAAGATATGGTACCATACGAACGAGAAATTTACATTATGTTACTTCTAGATCATCTAGAACTCAAGAAAAAAGCAGCACAGCAGAAATAGACATGTTACCCGTATTTTTAGCCGCAACCAGAACAATCGCACGTAGTGTTGGTATTCCTCGTGGCATCAGCGAGATTAAAACTGGTAGCTTGAGAGAAATTGCCAGAAAAATTAGGCGAGAAGCTCCCAGTGCAGTTTGGCGTGCAGCGGGTGGCAATCAAGTACCTGTGTTAGATACCATATTCAATAAATGGAATGAGAGAAGGATTTCTCGTCTCGATGAAATAGAAAATGCTAGAGTTACTGGGAATAAGAAAGCTGAAGCAAGTGATATTAAATTTGCACGCGAGATAAACCGCGAACGTGCAACTAGTAGAAAACTACAGGAAGAAATTTTAAGAAAAGAAGAGGCAGATAGAGTTGCCGCAGCCCATGAAGCTGCACATCAGAGAGCTATTGCAGCGACTTTAGGTAGAGAAGAAGTAAACTATCTTCAGCGGATTAGCTATGACATTGCGCAATTGAAAGAATATGTGCTTAGACATGGAATTTGTTGCGAATCGAGTAATGAAAATAAAAAACCAAGCGGATTATTCAGAGGATTGCTTGGCATCTTACCTCTAGGACTCCCGTTTCTTGGTAGGAAAATTTTAGATGTTTTTGGAGGGAGAATAAGTGTTATCAAGAATGTCGGCAGTAAAGTAATTGATTTGATCGGGGCTGGTGGAAGGGGAATAGCTGGAGTCGCTAAAAGTTCTGCTCCCAAGATCAAAAGATTCTTAGAGGGTGCAACAGGGTTTGCAGGGAAAGCTGTAAGAGGATTGAAAACAAGCGCAGCAGATGTGATTGCTCGCAGTGGCGTATTAGAAAATGTTAAAAATGCCTCTTCTGGTATATTGAAAGGTATCGGTGCTACAGGCAGGATCACTGGAGTTGCTAAAAATGTTGTTACTCCTCTTTTAACGACCACTGCAGAATTACTAGATCCTGCCTTAGCGGTTACATCTGCGGGTTTGACTGGTTGGGAGGTTGGTAAATGGCTTAATAGAAAGATGGGAGGAACGGATATCGGTAGGATCAAGGACAAGATCTTTGACAATATCTTCTCGACTATAGATGCCTTAACTGGCGGTGGAATCAGTGGAAATAAAAATATTGCTGAACAGAATTGGAAAGAAAGTTCTCTAGGTAAATTTGCTGAGGAAACGAAACAGAAAGTTTCAAATATCATACAAAAAGTGGCTGATGTTATTGTGCCGCCTGCAAGTGCTTCGGAAACCGATGAAAAGATAGAAAAGCAAAAGTTTCAGAGAATTGAATTACAAAAATTCGAAAGAGTTGAGAAGATTGATAAAGATTTGATTGCCGCCATTAATGCTAATAATGAAAAATTAGATGAGATGAATGAGTCTCTCAAAGTTATTAGCAGTGATAGTTGGCTTGAAAAATTGGGAGATAATTTAAAAAATGGAATGGGTTTCCTAGCAAGTCGATTTGGTGAAAGGTTGAGAAGTGGTGCTCAGAGATTAGAGGAATGGGGGAGAAAGCTCCAAGAAGATACTGGTACTGGAGTTACTCAGCGATTGAAAAGATTCGCAGGCGGAGTTGCCGAAAAAGTTGGTTCTGGTTTAGAATCTGTTGCCATGAAAGCAGGTGAGATTGGTTATGATTTACAGAAAGGCAGTAAAAGTCAACTTGAATTGGCGAAAGCTTTCCAAGGAAGTAAAACTATAAAGGGTTTAACACCCGAACAGACGAAAGCTTATGCAGGTAATGTAGCGGCTACTGAAAGTGGCGGGAAATTAGATATAGTAAATCAATATGGTTTTGTTGGACAATATCAGTTTGGTGCGGATGCTTTAGCTGATCTCGGGTTCATAGATAAAGAGAAACTTGCCAAAGCAAAAGCCGAAGCTAGAGCCGCGGGTAAGGATTGGTACAAGAGTGGCTTGCATAAAAAATTCTTAGAAGATCCTAGAAATTGGATTAATGAAGGTGGCCGTGAAGCCTTCATGAAAAATAAGAAAATTCAAGATGAGTTGTTCATCGAATATACAAATAGAAACATCGAAGCAGGATTCAGAAGTGGTGCGCTCACTAAAGAAAGCACTCCTGAACAGATAGTTGCTTATGCCAAGGCAGCGCATTTGAAAGGAGTCGGAGGAGCTAACAATTACTTCTTGCGAGGAATAGATAGCGCAGACGCTTATGGCACGACAGTTAGTAAGTACGCAAAAGATGCTTCTAAAAATGTAATAGCACTAAGCAAACAAATCGCGGAAGCTACAACGCCAACCACAGCTAGTGTTCAGCCAGTTACAAATAAAGCTGAAATGAGCATATTTCCCCTTACCTATGATAATTCTCTCATGACGTCTGGGAGAATTGAGATGGCATCAACTAATGACTTGACAAGATTGATGCCTGTCTCTCAAACAAAAGTAGGGGATGTTGTGAGTCTACAAACGATGGAAACAAGAAAGGCTGAACAACAAAGTCTTCAGCCTATCGTCATTAATGCTGGTGGATCTGCTCCAGCGCCTGTGGTTGTTCCGACAAATAAAGTATCTAATACTGGATCGGCGCCCATGGTTACGCGCAATCAAGACAGTAGCATCCGCCGCATTACAGATGCATTGATGAGTTATGGTTTGTCTTGATTGGCTTGGTTAGCTTGGTATCTGTCAAGTAGCTCTTTTACTGTTCTTGCCCAGGCCTTGCAGAGGTTGAGTTGCTCAACTACTGTGTCTGCTCGGGCAGCCTCATGGAGAAGAAATCTACTAGCCTCTTCAGAAAGTTCGGTTCCTGTTCCTCCTGAAGTGCTGGTGGTAGAGGAGGAATTTGTGGAAGAGGCGTTTTGACAACTCGAACGGGAGCCTGGGTCGCGCAGCCTGTGACCAGCACTGATAGCAGAATTGTACTTATTAAGTAATGCTTTGGTGCGTTTTTCGTTCTCAGCATAGGCTAGTTCTAGTTTATCTCTAGTTGCGAGAAGTTCATGTTCAACTTGCGTGGCATGTTCTCTTTCTTGTCGCAAAGCTTCATTAGCTATTCGCTCAATTTCAGCAATCCTTTGTGTATATACGGCATCCTTATACTTTGCGGTGTAGTAAATCGAAATGGAGCTGCTAGCGGTAGCTGCAGCAATTGTTGCTAGTACAGTTACTTTAAGATTGAACATCTCTATACACCAAGTGATATCTCTTTGCGGTATCGGCTAATATGTCATCGATGATTCTATTTGATTCAATTTCATCATCCCAAAGACAATAGCAACCAATAAAAAGAAGCATGCTTTTCGCGACAGAAAATTCATCATCCGACAAAATTATACGAAGCATTTGATTGACTTTCTTGGTACCAAAAGTGTTGATTGAAATTATAATATTATTCAGAAGTAATTTCTCATTGATCATACCCGTTCTCAAGAAACGAGCAATCATTTTTCGGATGATAAAGAGATTGTATATGTCTTTCTTGAATTCAATTTCATTGAAGAAACCATTGATGGCATAACCATCCCTGGCAATTTCTATGATTCTCTTTTTTCTGTCACGGTTCGCCATCTATTGTGCGGTTTTCGAACTTTTTGTCCGACGACGGGGCTTCTTTTCTGTTTCATGATCATCTGCTTTGGTTTCTGCTTCAACAGGAGCCTGTTCTGGTTCAGTTTCAGTAGTTTCTTTAGGAATTTCTCCTTTGTACGGCCGATTAGGTACAAATCCCTCAACTGGATTAGGCAGCCCACGCACACAAACTAGTACTTCGCCAGTTTTAGGGAGAGCCCAACCGTAAATAGTAGGAATCGCGTCTGGATGTGGTTTTCGAAAACGTCTTTCGGTTGACATTTGTATCAATCTCCTTTATAATATATTAACATGAGCTAACACACAGCCAAATACTGCATGTCTTCCGGACTCATCGACTCAGCCGCTGCTGACGCCTCCTCCGGTTTTTGTTTAACGTCCGACTTGGCTTCCAAGCCAGACGATATTATTTATGGTAATTCATTCACTATCAGTTGTATCGCAATTTAATGAACCATGTTGATTACAAGTACATGCTGCTCGTCAGCCCGAGACTTGAGTTATTCAAGGACTTGGGAAATGATATTTACAATTTCAGATGCCCTTTCTGTGGCGATAGTAAAAGGAAAAAGAATAGAGCTCGTGGTTACTTCTTCCCTGTAGATGATACGGTTATTTTCAAATGTCATAATTGCGGAAAAAGTGTCAATCTTCCGAAATTTCTTCAAGAATTGGATTATGGATTGTTCACTCAGTACAAGTTAGAGAAATTCGGTAAACCTAAGCAATCAAATCTTCTCCCTGAATTAGTTTCAACAAAACAAAAAGAATTTGTTTCAAAAACAAATGATATTCTTCGAGAATGCTATAAGTTGAATGATGTTCCTGAAGATCTGAAATCTGTGCTTGAATATGCTAGAAGTCGTTGTATTCCCGAAGTATTTTTTGAAAAACTTTATGCTGCAAGAAGTTTAAATTCAATTGCGAAACGTATTGATCGTTATAAAGATAAAGAATTCTCTGATTTTCCTGTCTTTGTTATTCCTTTCTTTAGAGCAGATGGCAGTTATAGTTACGTACAATGCAGAAGTATTGATTCAGAAATTCCACAGCATTTACGTTTTGTTACATTCGGCATTGATACTACTGCGCCGAAGTTATGGGGTGAATTTCGCGTGAATTGGAATAAGCCAATCTATATACTAGAAGGACCGATAGATGCTATGTTTGTAGTGAATGGTTTGGCTATAGCAGGCGCGATGCATACTGGTACCATAAATTACATAAAAGAACGTCAAGTCAAATTTCGAAATGAATTGAATCTGAAGGATATTTGTTTTTGTTATGATAATGATTATTCAATGAATCAAGATATCATGAAACAGTTATTGAGAAGAATCGATGAGGGATTCAGTGTAGTCATTTATGATAAGAAATTCAAATTTAAAGACATTAATGATGCCATAAGAGGCGGCTGGAATATTCAAGAAATAAATACTTATATTCGAAGTAGAACATTTAGCGGACTAACCGCAAAACTAGAGCTTAGTAAATTAGGTAGAAGTTAACGTGACATCTATCAAAGATCTTCAAGAAAAAATTAAGATTAGCGCAGGGTACGACAGCTCGATCAGTAAAAAGAGCAGTACTGTTCTTATCGTCGAGACGTCAAAAGGTGAAGATCGTAAAGAAATCTTGCGTGATATCATTGCGCCATTAGTTGGCGGGGAATATGTTCCTGGCAATAGATTAAAAAGCACTGCAAAATCTAGCAAAGGTGGCGTGATTGTTGATAATATCACTATAATCGCCAAAGAAGTTATCAATGGTAAAATTGTCAGCCAATTAGATGCTCGAACTTTTACAGTAGGAGCTAAGAAAACAACTATTGATTATAATGGCAGTGAAGTTTCTTGTTATGTATTCAGCGATGCAGAAGAAATTGAAGAAAGTATTATAAAAGGATGTTTGCAGGATCGATTGCTCGGAGAGAATATTGCCGACACATTTGCAGATTTCTTTCAGAATGGGTTCTTTACTTGGGGTAAAGTCGAGCCAGAAACATTGCTTAATAAGATTGGCGTTTATGCTGGCGAATTATTGAGCGGTTGGGTGCTTCTTAAAGGACAGCAAGCAAAATACATGGTTGGTAATACTCCTTTCAAAGGAAAAGCGAAATATTTTTATCTTCCAGATGATCCTAGTTTCAATGCAGTTGATTCGATAGTTGATATGGCTGATGGTAATACTTATGCCATTTCTAGCAAATTTGATAGAGGCGCGGCGGCTAGTCTTTTTGCAAATGTACTTCCAGGAGCAATCAAAAAATTGAACTCACTCAGAAATAATACATTGAAAGAACTTGCTACTATTTGTAAGAAAGGAAATATAGATCCAGGTAAAAATTCTAAGAAGATTGTTTATGAATGGGGTGTTAACTATTTGCTTGGCATGAACATAAGAAATCCTGAAAAGATTGCAGATGTGATTAGGATGGGTAAAACTTCACCTGAGCAGCAAGCCGTATGTGGTCGCGTAATGGAGATTATGAAAAAAGAAAATGACCCGCGCCTCGGGAAGATGAATTACAGCTTAAGCAGTTTCTTTAATAGAAAATTAGCCGAAGCCTTGACAGAAGACAGTAAAGATGATATAATTAGTATTGTGAGTGCTAAGAGTTACTATCAATTGAATCTCGATAAGAAAGCTTTCATGAAAGGAGAGCTGAAATTTCATTGTGTCAAGGCCGGGGATACCGAAATTATTATCAAAGGTAACAAATCGAGCCAGGATGATATTACTTGTAAACAAGGATGGGTGAATTACGAGATTGTGAAAAAATAAAAAGGTTAAATAATCATGTCAGAAACAATCAAAAACTCACTCAATGGCAAAAAAACAGATAAAGATCAGCTACCGCTCTGCTTTCCCTACCAACGACATCCTCTCTAATTTAAAGCCATTTAAACCACTTACACCTAATCAAGATTTAGCTTATCAGGAATTTAAACAAGGCAAAAATTTGTTCTTATATGGATATGCAGGTACTGGTAAAACTTATCTCGCTTGCGCATTCGCGATTGAATCTCTTAAGAAAAGAGAAGTGAGTCAAATTCGTGTAATCAGAAGTTCAGTTCCGACGCGTGATATTGGATTTTTGCCTGGCACAGAAGAAGAGAAGATGGCTGCTTATGAAACTCCTTATGCAGCAATTTTTAATGCCATCTTAGGACGAGGGGATGCTTACAGTATCATGAAACAAAAAAGTATGGTTGTTTTTGAGAGTTCAAGTTTTCAGAGAGGTATTACTTATGATAATACATTCTTGATTGTTGATGAATTTCAGAATATGAGTTTCGAAGAACTGAACACTATCATCACGCGTATTGGAGAAAATACTCGTATTATCTTCTGTGGTGATATTCGGCAATGTGATTTGGGGAAGCAGGAAAGCGGATTTGGTATAATGAAAAAAGTCTTGACATCTTTGGAGAAATATTTTACAATGATTGAGATGGGTCAGGACGATATTGTTAGGTCTGATCTTGTACGTGACTACATCATTGCTCTAGAGAGGCTCAAAGATGAGAAATGTAATTCAAAAAAAGTTGAGATTAACGATTCTGATCACAGGGTTATTGCTCGCCTTTTGTCCGCTGCAGTCGGTTAGCGCTAGACAATTTAATATTAATGTTTGGGCTCCTTATGAGGGCTTGAGTATTTCGACAGGGCCCTATGGCACATCAATGAGTGTGATGATTCCTGGTATGTTTTCCTTTAACAGTTATGACCCGTACTACCCCAGGTATTATCATGACAGGCCTCGAGTTTTCATCGAGAGGACAATCATATACCCTTCTTGGCCTGATGGGTATTTTGAAACTGGCAGGGCTTGTCACTCTAATGTTGTTTGTATCAATGGTGCTTGTTATCGGTGTTATTGAGAGGTGTAGAAATGTCTAGTCGTCGTGATAAATTTGACGAAGATCAACTTGAAATTCATCATACTAACATTCAGAAGAAGCGGGAGCGAAACAAACAAAATTTTAAGTATGTAAATGTACGCGAAATTCTCGAAGATGAATATGGTGATGAAGAAATGTATGCTCGTTTTGAACGCTTTCATAGGAGACGTGGATGATTTTATTTGATTTTTCACAGGTTGTGGTTGGTGCCGCTCTCGAATATCATGCACGAACAAAGGAACTAATCGATGTGCCGCTTTTGCGGCACATCTCTCTTAACAATACTCTGAGTCTCAAAGATAAACTTCGCAAGTATTCTGATGAAATTGTTTTGTGCTTAGACGGTCGCAATTACTGGCGCAAGAAGATTTTTCCTTACTACAAACAAAACCGCAAGAAGAGCCAAGAGAAGCAAACATTTGATTGGAAAACTTTTCATGAATCATTTAATATTATCAAACAAGAATTCATTGAAAATTTGCCATACAAAGTAATCGAAGTTGAAGGCGCAGAAGCGGATGATATCATTGCGGTACTTTGCACTATTTTTGGCAATCAGCGAGATGTTGTTGTAGTTAGTTCTGATAAAGATTTGTTGCAGATTCAGATGAATTTAGCTTCTCATGTGAAGCAATATTCTCCTTTTCATAAGAAATTTCTCCAATCAGATCATAACTCATACAACCTCTTTGAGCATGTAGTCAAAGGTGATCCAGGAGATGGCATTCCGAATATTCTGAGTGATGATGATGTTTTCTTATGTGAAAGTAAAAGAAGTAGACCAATTCGTTCGAGTCAAATAGAAGCTTGGAGTAAATTTGGTCTTGATAATCCTGAAGGCTTCTGCAACGATCTAGTAGAACTAGAAAAGTTTCGTCGAAATCGTACACTCATTGATTTACGAATGATTCCCAAAGACGTGGTTGACGTCATTGCTTCGACTTACCAAGACATAAAACCACACGCAGATAATACTTTTAATTACTTGGTGAAGCATAAGTTACGAAAAATTCTTGAAAGAGGAGGTTTTTAACATGCCAATTTATGACTACAAATGCCAAGCTTGTTCACATCATTTTACTGAAATGAAACGTATGGATGACAGAAAAGTACCAGAAAGTGAACCTTGTCCATCTTGCGGGAAAGTAGGTGAAGTGAAGCAAATTATTACGACAAATTTTGAATTGATGGCGCCAGATCAACTTGGACGTGTTAAGCCACCATCAGATTGGAGATATTTTCTTCAAAATTTGAAACGAAAAAATCCTGGTTCTGATTTTACAACTTACTGAGGAGGTCACCATGAAGAAGATTATCAAAAATTCTGATGTCACGTTTTTCGCCGCATTCTTTTTCATTGAATTCATTAGTCTGACTCTTTTATCCTCCATGTTGTTCTGGTTGTTTGATATCATTCTCAAGAAGTGATGGACATTTCGGAATGTAAAATCAAGTTAAAAAACTTTGAATCTCAAGCAAGAGCAATACGTGATAGAATCGACCCTTCAGTTGGACGCATATACACTACTCCTGAAGGGAAAGAATATGTTTCTATCACGACTATCTTATCTGCCGTTTCTGATAAAACTTGGCTTGAAGAATGGAAAAAACGAGTAGGAGAAGATACAGCCAATCGAATCACTCAGGAAGCTGCAGCTAGAGGCTCTAGTTTACATGATATTATTGAAAGACATTTTAAAGGAAATTTGAATAAGGAGGATCAAGTAGCATCAGGGTGGAAGTTGTATAAATCATTATTAATTCATTTGAATAAGATAGAGCCTCTTTCTCTTGAATTGCCACTATGGTCTGATCATTTACATGTAGCAGGCAGAACAGATTGCGTTGGAATTTACGATGGGAAATTGAGTATCATCGACTTTAAATCAAGCCGTCGTGAAAAACGAGAAGAAGAAATCAATAACTATTTTCTTCAATGTACGTTGTATGCGTTAATGATATATGAGTTGTTAGGTATTGAATGCAAACAAATTGTGGTGTTGATTGGTAATGATAATGGATTCCCTCAGGAGTTCAAAAGAAAAACTCGTACTCATGCGAGAGAAGCTATCGAAGCTGTTAGGCGCTATCATTCTCTTTTCGAGCACAGCCGCGATGTCTGCGCAGTACAACGCTAAAAAAGAGATTGAGTGCTTAGCAAAAACGATCTATCATGAAGCGCGTGGGGAACCAGAGATTGGTAAGAAGGCGGTTGCTATAGTTTTGATGAATCGAGCAAAGAGTGCAAATTTTTCTAACTCGATTTGTCGCGTTGTGCTCGAGGAAGGACAATTCCCTTGGAAGTTGAGTAGAAGGATTGCGAAGAAAGATATTCGAATGTTTATGGAGATTCGTGAGTTAGCTGCTTCTTTGTATAAGAGCTATCACATGAGACGAAAGTTGCCAAGAGGCTTGACAATTTTTAAAAATGCGTTATACTTTAGCAAGCGAGGATTCAAGAACAAGAACTTGAAGTTTGTTGCGAAGATTGGTGGTCATAGATTTTACACGGTGAGGTATACTAGATGAGTTATAGCGAGAAAGCATTGTTACGTATTCAAGAAATTGCCCATGAACAAGGAGTCGATATAGTAGAAGCTACTTCTCTTTTTTGCGAAGAGAATAATATCGATGTTCATGATTTCATCAAAATGATTGACAAAAACTTCATTGATCTGTTAAAATATACCGCAATCGAAATGCGTAAAGTTAGGAAATCAGTAGCCAAGCCTATCAGCAAACTACCTATTTGAAAATAGTGATGTTGAAAAATTTGGTTGACATGTGGTTAAAGATCTCATATTATAATGGAGGTACAGTTGATGAAATATTAGCGGTACTTGATCGAACAGAACTAGCAAACAGATAGATTCAATTAATTGATGTAATAAGAGGTAAACATATGAGCTTTGCAGCTTTGAAAAAATCTAGCAAAACTTCTTTCACTGCTCTCGTTGAGAAAATCAGAGGTGAACAGAAAAGGGCGGTTGATTACAACGAAGGATTCTGGCAGCCAGAAGTAGATAAAGCAGGAAATGGCTACGCGGTCATCCGATTTTTACCGCCTGTTGAAGGCGAGGATATGCCTTATGTGAAGTTATATAACCACGGATTCAAAATCGGAGAACGCTGGTATATTGAAAATTGCCCAACGACTATCGGCAAGAGGTGCCCAGTTTGTGATGCAAACAATGAATTGTGGGGAAGCGGTATTCAAGCAAACCAAGATTTAGTTCGTTTCGAACGTAAACGTCGCCTGAGTTACATTTCTAATATCTTAGTGATTTCTGACCCCAAACATCCCGAAAACGAAGGGAAAGTGTTCTACTTCCGCTACGGAGCGAAAATCTTTTCGAAGATTATGAGTGCCATTCAGCCTGAATTTGAAGATGAGACTCCATTCAATCCTTTTGATTTCTGGACTGGGGCAAACTTCAAATTGAAGATTCGTAATTTTGAAGGTTATCGTAATTATGATAAGAGTGAATTTGAATCACCCTCTGCTTTATTTGATGGTGATGATGAAGCGCTAGAAGCTCTTTGGAAGTCTCAAAAGCCACTTAAAGTTTTAGTGGATGAATCTCAATTCAAACCCTATGAAGAGCTGAAAAGGAAATTTGATGAATTGTCAGGCGCAAAATCTCCATTTGCAGCAACTCAGGCTCGTGTGGTTCAAGAAGTTGATGATGAACCTCCATTTGATGTAGATCCTCCGAAGCATTCCAATAAATCTACAGCTGCGATGGATGATGAGGATGATTTAGCGATGTATGCTAAATTGCTCGAAGGTGAGTAATTGGCTGTCATATGATCAGGGAGAGGGGCTCTATGGCCCCTCTTTTTTAATAAATATCTAAACTGTATTCTGGGCGAAAAATAACAAGGGCAACTACATGAAATTCAAAGAATTCTTAGAACTCCAAGAGAATAGTCTGTACACGGATTCTGCCACGAAAAACGCTCTTCTTGCAGATAAAGAGCGCGTGATGGATAGTCTCATGTTCAACTTCTTTGGCTTTCTTGGATTGTACAAATTGAGTGATACTCGTGGTTATATGAAAAGTTATGAAACAACTGAAGGGAAGTTGATTGTTCATAACATTAGTGATACTAACCATGATGTGAGTTTATCAATCAAATTGGCTTACGACGCAGGTCTATTAAATTTGAATGTTGTGAATAAAATGACTCGCTTGCTTGCATTGATCAAACAGAAAAGATTGAGGAGCGAAGATCTTGATGAAACTTTAATTAGGGCTCTATTAGATGAAATTCATTATGCCACCCATAGGCCTAGTTCAAGAGTCTTTTTATTAATACAGGCATTCCATAATGGCGTTCTCGATTTACCTAATTTAGCAAAAGAACTCTATCAACTCGCAAAGCTACGGGAATATAAAAGTATCACAGGTGAATTCCGTGATTTAGTTTTAAAAGGGCAGTACAATAGTCTTTTTGCGAAATTAAAACCTCAAGCGAATGTCACTAATGATGCGCCAACCACTTCCGAGATATCTGCAGCTGACATTCAAGATACGAATAAGCAAAATCAGTCTGGCTCTTCTGAAGTAGAAAAACCAGTTTCGCCTCCACCTTCAAAATTAGGACAAACAGATGAGTTCACGGATGGAATTTTTGAAGCTAAGGATCAAGCGCAATTTAAAGATCTGTTCAAAACTTATGATGTTAAAGAATTTGACTTTGATAAGTTCGTAAAATGGTTCAAATCACCCAAGAACAAAGAAAAGTTTCCTCCTGGAGTTCTAAATAGTCCACTTTGTAAGTGGCTTCTAGAAACCTTAAATTCCTCGAGGGATGGGAAAGTACGCCAAGCCATTAATGATATTTTAGAAAAAATTCTGGTTAATTTTGTTTCAAGTTGTGCAGCTTCGAGAGATATAAGAGGATTCCTTGAAGCTATCAAAGACATCGACCCGAAGGTTGTTCACATAATCGAAATTTCTAGGAAAAGCAAAAAGATACTTGCAGATTCTCTTGATAAACTTCTAGATCTTTTCGTTTCTGATATTGTCGGAAATGTTCCTGATTTTTCAGACGCCACATTGGCGCAACTTAAAAAACAATATGAATCTTTCAAAACATTTGCGATAAGCGCTGGATTTGAGGCGAAAATAAATGCAGTTAAAGCAAAAGAAATTTTTGATGCTGGGTTCAATAAGATCAGTGTTTACATTTTAGCCCTAGATCTCGCATATACCACTTACGCGCGAATTGATTATGCCGAGTGGCTTGAAAAAGCTTTTGGCTCTGGAAGTGCAATCATCAAGTCTGGAGCAAATTCTAAAACGCCGCCTCTCGCATTGAAGAAGAGTGCCTATGATAAAGCACCAGAAGAAGCTAAGCAAGCTTTTCAATTGCTAGTTCGGAATAAAATTCAAGGGGCAGAAATAGTTGATGATGATAATGCTGGAACGTTGTGGGCAAAACATTGGATCTATGAAGTAAGTCCGTATAGGCATGATGCACATTTTAAAATGAGCAACTACAATGAAGTTAATCTCAAAGCATTCACAGAAAATGAAATTAATGCAGCGTATGAAGTGTTTGCCAGCTTGACGCCTGCTACTCTTGCCAATTGTATAGATCTATTCTGTAGAATTCGCATAATGAGTTTGAATGATAATGGAAAAGCTTACTATAAAAATTTAGTGAAGGTGATCGCCAAATTAATAAAAACAGGTAAAATTGAAGATGTCAAATTGCTTGTCATTTGCGCAGGCTTGGATGATTTGTTATTTGATGAAGCCACTAAACTGATCTTGAACAACAACAAATATTTGGATGTCTTAAATGATGCCATGGAGTTTTTGATTGATCATAGAAATGATTATGATATATCATATGTTTCATTAAAGAAGATTTTTACGTGGTATTCGAAGCTAGCTGAACAAGGGAAGGTCATTTCTACCGCGAAATTGGTTACCGCAATCAGATTTTATGGTATTGATGCTTATATTATGCCTAAACAAGAGGATGTCGAAGATGTTTTTCTTGTATTAAAACATAAACAAGAATCATTTGATTATCTTCGTTGGTTAGTTAAACATAATGATAATTTGAGGAAAAAAATCATTGAATACAACACGACTGCTAGTCATGGAGGTGATGTTGATCCTGTCAGAGTGCCTTATCCCGCAATTTTCTTATCTGATGAAGATATTACTGATGGAATGATTGTAAATTTCAAGCAGCAGTGGTCAGTCAATCCTAAATTCAATAACATCTCAGATTATGCTTTCAGTAAGAAATTGACTGATGCTTGCCGTGAAACAATGGAAGAAGTATTGAAAACATCTGACAGTAAACCACTCATACTGAAGGCATTGAGTGTTGTTGGTGGAAAAGCATTTAATGATTATTTCAACAAAACAGATGTTTCGAAAATAAAAAATATTTTTTCTGGTAGCTTGACAAAGCCAGAAGATGTCGCTGATATACTTAGATCAATAGCCAGTGATCAGAAATTCATCACTAATATCGGGCCTACTGCTGCCGCTAAATTTACGACAGTTCTCCAACAAGCCCTTGAGAACAAGAAAAAATTTGATAAATCTTATCGGGATGAAATCCATAAGTTGTTCTGTGAATTTATGGCTTCAGGGATGGAATCTAACAAATATGATGTTTTAGAGGAAGTTTATAGTAACGCAAAGGGAGAATTCAAGAAAGCAATTGTTGATTATTTTGTGGGTTATAGCTTCTTGGAAAAGGCATCCAAAGCTATTTTCGCAGATGACGTTTTAATCAAACCTTATGAAAAACTAAATCAACAGCGCTTACTTGATGTTCTTCGCTATAACAATGTTAATCCGCCTTCTTTGTCAATTCGTGAAGCGCCGACTTTTAAGACTCTTCTGCAAAGAGCAAATATGGCGAATGCTGTTATCTCTGATTTAAAGGTTGAACAAGTTGAACATAATGAAGAGTCTTTAGAACGGAAGAGTGCTGAGTATGATGTTTTTAATAAGTATCGTCATGGACAGATTGCAGTTAAATTCCTTCGTGAATTCAAAGTTAATATTCCAGAACAAGAAAAAGGACAACAGGAATTTTTGAAGTATATGCCTAATACAGATGAGATTGATCCTGCATTTCATGGTACAGGATCAGTTGCCGCGTCTATGATTTTACGTTATGGCTTTGCTGTCATTAATAACGATGACGAGATGGTTGTTGGTCGTATGCTTGGTAATGGAATTTATTTCTCAAATGTGCTTGATAAGGTTGCCCAGTATGTATCTGATGAAGGTTATACGCGCGGTATTGGCACTAAAGGTTATATCTTTCAAATGAATGCATTACTCGGCAAAGAAGGTGTTGATTATAGAGCTGCTGGGCTTGGGGGAGACAGCATCATTTCTCCTGAATGGTGTGTATTTCATCTCAATAAACAACTCAGAATTTACAAGGCATTTGAAGTTGAAATTATTAGTAAGGATGATATGGATGCCTTGAAAGCAAAATACAAGATAAATGAGGAAACAGCAGTGAGAATACTCACTTTTAAGGAGTTCTTACGTGAAGCAAGAACTCCAGGTAAACAAGTGACTACTTACGTGTTTGTTGATGGAACAATTCCTGTCTCAGAACACAAAGCGGTTGATTTTGAACAATTCAGGCCTGAACAGTTTGGTCCTCATGTGTGGCTTGAGCCATCTAAGAATGGTCCCATGGTCTGTATCGAACATGATGGAGAACAAAGTGAAGCATTTTGTGTGAGATTTACGCATGCTTTCATGAGACAAGGACAAGATTTGATGAAGTTCTTGAATTCACTTCGGAAGAAAACGGTTGTTTAAATTGCCTTGATGCTGCGTCAGATGTCGAGTATTTCAACTGCAAAACTGATGCTTGACATCTGACAATTTTTATCTTACAATATAATCTGCAGTTGATGATAATAAAGGGAATTTTGATATGGACTCAAAGCTCAAACAATTGCTAAAGCTTTGGTTTGAGGCTCATGCAATTAACTATATCAGTTGTAATTGTATCGGTGATGTTGATTTGTCTCAAGAACATTTCAAGATAGTGAACAAGTTAGGATGTGACAAAGAAAGCTGGGTTGCAATTCACAAGAGCATGATTCATGGAGATTGGGAAGCAGAATTTGACAATTATGAGGCGGCATGTGATGCTTTAAGTGATCATTTGAAGGAACAGATTGAAGAAGTTGTTTTCTTGTTCGTTCACGATCACAGCCACTGCGAAGAAAAAGGATTCGAATTTATTGCTGCTAAATTGGCAGCCATGTACAAGATTCACATGGAACTAAAGAGACTACAATGATCACGCATCTAAATTTTGATATCGAAACACTCGGTAGGAGATCCAATAGCGTAGTATTAAGTTTGGCATGTATTGCTTTCACATTTGAAGATGATACGCCTTATTCTCAGTACATACTTGATGGTTTTTATGTAAAATTTAATCCCGTAGAACAAATTAAGATGGGCAGGACCGTTGATCAAGATACAATAGAATGGTGGAAGAAGCAAAGTGAAGAAGCGCGCAAAGTCACGAAACCCAGCAAAGATGATGTTCATGTCAAGCAGGGGCTAAAATTGTTGCGAGAGTATATTGAAAAAACAGACTATGATTGGAAGGTTGGTTATTGCTGGAGTCGCGGTAATTACTTTGATTTTCCTATGATAGAGGATCTTCATCGACAGGTTGGATTAGAGTTGCCATTCAATACTTGGAAGATTCGCGATATTCGGACTATGATTGATGTATTAACAGGTGATGATAGAGGACAATATGAGTTACGTGGTGGCTTACCTGCTGAGTATGTTGCTCATCATGCTCTGCATGACGCAGCGTTAGATGTAATGCGGATGAAAGAAATCTTTAAAAGTTTGTTAGAAGGAGAGTGATATGAAAAAACTTGATTCTATGACGACTGAAATGGGTGTAACAATTCCTTCGAATCCACAAGATCGTGCAGCTATCAAAGCTGTTATGAGAGACATTAGCGATGCGATGACCATGATCGAAGCCAAGAGGGAGTTCATTAAAGAAGAACTGAAAGCTCTTGCTGAAAAGTATGAAATGCCAGTTAAACTGTTAAGAAAGATGGCAAAAGCCTACCACCGACAAACGTTTGAAAAAGAAAGACAAGAAATGGAGGATTTTGAAGCTTTGTACGAGTCAATTATCGGGGATGAGTGAATTAAGATAAATACATTTGAACTATATACAGCAGAAGTTCAAATGAAACCTGCAGTAATAAATCTCACCATTTATCAAGGAAGTACTTTTTCGCAGAAGTTTCAGTGGAAGACAGGAAATCCACCAACTCCTGTCAATCTGACTGGCTACACTGCCAGGATGCAAATTCGTGAAAAAATCAAATCTCCTAACTACATCATAAATTTGACTACAGAAAATGGTGGGATTGTAATAACGAATGCTGCTAATGGAGAATTTTCAGTTGAAATTCCCGCTAACGTAACTGCTTCCATGGATTTTAAAACTGCAGTGTATGATCTTGAATTCGTTTCGCCGAGCGGGATTGTAACGAGATTATTTCAAGGAATGGTTATACTTTCTCCTGAGGTGACTAGATAATGTCCGAGACTATTGTCGTTGTAGAAAATGATACTATAGTAATTACTACAGAAAAAGATCCTGTAGTGATTGAAAAGATTGAAGTGGGACCACAAGGGCCTCCAGGTCCACAAGGTCCTCCTGGGCCACCAGGCCCTTCGGGAGTAATTAGCGCAGACGCAGGAAATGCTCTTACACACGGATCTGATGGCGGTTTATATTGTCCTGCGGTCATAAGTTCAACGATTCATTGGTAAATCTAAAGGAGTTATATGGCAACAATCAAAATTCACAAGACTACTACTTTACCTGGTACGCTCGAAGGGCATAGCGTTTATCTTGTTGCGCCGTCTTCGAAGCCCAACTACGTCGAAATGTATGTGACGAATTCAGACGGCTCTCAAGCGCGACGTATTATTAACTCAGATGATATCCAGGCCATGATCGACGCTTCTTTGGCAAGCGTTTCTGGCGGTGTTGAAATTGTGGCGGATATTGCCGCACGCGATGCGCTTACAAAAACTAATGGTAAGTATGTGCTAGTATTAGATGCTAGTGCTGATCCAACTGTTAATAGTGGCGCGGCATCTTATGTTTGGCGATCAGCCACTAACGAGTGGATCAAGTTGACTGAATATGAGTCGATGGATATGACTATCACGTGGGCGATGATTCAAGGTAAACCGACTTCGTCGCCATCGGCTATCGACTCGGCTGTGGCGAACAGTCACACTCACTCTAACATGACGCAACTTTCTAAAATCGGTGAGGATGCAAACGGGGACTTTACTTACAATGGTAATTATCCTAGAGCGAGGTTAGAAACTGCAGGTTGGTAAAATATGGCTACAATACGTTTCGCTAAAGTTGTGGCAAATTTACCAGCAACTCTTGAGCCCAATACACTTTACTTGGTGCGAGTCGGATCGGGTTTTGATTTATATGCTTCCGATATGACAGGAAGTGTTGCGTATTTAATCAATAAAGATTCTCCAACCTCCTCCACTAACCTAGGTCTCGTATACGCTATGCGACTTAATATGTTTGTGCCTTAAGGAGTAAAATACATGGCTGCTAATACCTCACCGATCTTTTCTCGTGCTGGCGATATTCAAGGCGGTGTAGTTCTAACTACCGCTGCCAACGACTACACTGGCCAAAACATTAATAACGCTGTAGTCTTCACTGCCGATCCTACAAATGGTGGGTATATCCAGCGCTTACGATTTAAAGCGCTAGGTACTAACGTTGCTACGGTATGCCGAATTTATATCAATAACGGAAGAGGACGTTTTGCTCCAGCTATTTCAGCGCCTTCTTCAGCGCCTACAGGGACTGCATCCACGACAGATGGTAATCTGCAAACGGGTTCGTATTACGCTAAGATTGTTGCCGTTGATCAGTACGGTGTCCCAACTTCCCCGTCACCAGAATCCTCGGCTGTTTCCGTTACTGGCCCCACGGGATCTATCACTTGGAACTGGACAGCCGTGACAGGCGCAGTAAGTTATATGATCTTTGTGGGGAGTGTTTCTGGTGGACAAGTGTCCTACTTCACTTCAAATACAAATTCCTTTACTCAGACAGATCCTGTCGGAACTGTTAGATCTATAAATGGTTCGATTGCCAACAACTGGTTGTACGGTGAACTTTCTTTACCAGCCACCACTGCTTCTGCGACTGCAGCTACTATCGAAGTTGATTACCCATTGAACTTTGTTCTGCCTCCAGGGTATTCTATCATAGTCGGTCTAGGAACAACTGTTGCCGCGGGTTGGTCGGTCGCTGCTATTGGAGGTAAGTACTAATGCTGGATATACTGCATTTAGCTGAACAACCAGGGGCTGACGTTCAAATTTTCAGGGGTACAGGGGCTTCTGGCGCTCCTACATGGATGACTTGGCAAAAACGCCGCGGCGTATCCATGTGTTATATGATCTGTATTGGTGGTGGTGGTGGCGGCGGATCAGGAGCGGTCGGCTCTCCTTCCTCTGCAGCCGGCGGTGGCGGAGGCGGGTCTGGGGGTCAATCTACACTGATCATTCCTGCTTGCCTTTTACCTGATACTTTGTTTGTAAGTGTGGGTCGAGGGGGTGATTCAGGGAGCGCAGGCGCTCCGTCGGTCATTTCAATCCAACCGCACGCTTCGAATTCACAAAATTATGTATTGATGGCTAACGGGGGCGGCGCCGGCGGTAATGCTTCGGGTTCGACTGCTGGGGCAGCCGGCGCCGCAGCATCGGCAGTTTCAATAGGTAGTTGTCCTCTTGCCGGATTGGGGGTTTATATTTTCCTTGCTGGTCAAGCTGGGACCGCTGGCGGTTCCACAACCGTCGGTACTGCGCTTTCATACCCCGCCGCAGGCATGGTTGTTACTGGTGGTACTGGGGGCGGAGGACTTCCTGCGCTTTCAACCGCAGGAAACGCCGGTGGCGCAATTAATAGTCTTACGCACCCGACATATTTTGTCGGTAATCCAGGCGGGGCAGGTGGTGCCGCAAACAACTCTCCAGGCAGTAACGGGTCGAATGGAGCTAGTCTATTTCCGAAGCTGCTTTATGGTTGGGGTGGGACAGGCGGCGGAAGTGGTGGTTTAGGTTCGTCTGGTGCTTCTACAGCTGCTGGTGGTAGAGGTGGTGATGGTGGTATGGGTTCTGGTGGCGGCGGTGGTGGTGGTGGATTCACTGGAGCTGCAGTAGCCCCTGGTGGACGTGGCGGTGATGGTATTGTTATCATTGTTTCGTGGTGAAATTTTTCAAAAGAAACAAGAAGGAGACTTTGTATGAAAACATTCGATGAATTCTTAAAAGAAAGGCATCTTACTCCAGCCGAATTGAAGAAGCGAGAAGAAATCGCGAAAGCTATTGAAAGAGAACATCCTGATATGCCTAAGGATCAAAAGATGGCAATTGCCACTGCAGCTGCTAAGAAAGCGCTGAGTAAGAAAAAGAAGAAAGATGAAGATATGGAAGAGAATGAAGAAGAAAAATCTAAGTGAAAGGAGCTTTACATGAGCATCGCAGCTATACTCGATAAAATTTTCAGACGTTCAAAACCTGAAGAACAAGTAAACAATGAAGGAGTTGAAAACTTGAAACCAAAATTTCATGTGCAATTAGCTTTGTATAAAGGTCCTCCGAGATATGATTGGATGAATATTCTCTTCCACTACGCAGTTCGTCTACGAACTTGGAGTAAGTGGAGTCATGCTGAACTAGTCATCAATGATGTCTGCTGGTCATCGTCTGGTAGGGATGGAGGTGTTCGCGGCAAGATAATCAATCTCAGCAGTGGAAGATGGGACGTATTTGATTTGGATTTGACTGATGAGCAAGCAGCTAAAGCTCTCGCCTGGTTCAAGTCTCATGAAGGTGAAGGCTATGATTGGTTGGGTGTTCTTTGCTTTGTCTTACCTTTCGTAAAACAAGAACGTAAGCGCTGGACTTGCTTCGAAGCAATTGGCTCAGCTTTAGGGATTGAAAATCCTCACCGTCTAGATGCAAACGATCTGTACAAGTGGGCTCTTGAACATCCGAAGCCTGAGGCTTGAGAATGATCGACTGTTGCGCGGTTAGAGGTCTACTTCTGTAACCAGCTCCTGTCTCACTGCCACTGAAGGACAGGGACGTCCTCCCCTCAAAAAAGTTCAAAAATTTTTCAAAAATTGCTTGACATCTCGTAGAAGTTGTGATATAATATAATCGTGAAATGAAAAAGGAGGACGCAGAAGTTGAACGGAGTCAAAAATTTTCAAAAATTGCTTGACTTTCCTCAGAAGCTGCACTATAATTAAATCAAGATGGCAAAAAGAGGATGCAGCGATGAAAAAGTTCACTCTTCCAGCAAGCAAGTACTTCGTAGGAGATCCTTGCTTTGTTATAGATGACAGCTCCAGATGGATGCGTTTTCTTGAAAGTTGTTGTTACTTTGAAGATTCTGTTCGCGCAACTGATGATGGAGATGAGTTTTGGGCTAGTCCGACCAAGATAGGCAACGGAACTTTTGCTAGCAATACAGATGATTTGTTTGTTGTTGATTCAGGGTTGATTGGTGTGGTTCCGTCAAGTTTGTTAGAAAAATGTAAACGCAATGAAGCAGAACTAAACAAACTAGGAAAGATCGTTGAATTCAAAGAGCCATTTGTTGTCATTTTCAATCCGTATGATAGCGCAGGCTTGACACACATCATCGGAAATATTAAAATTTTCACAGATGAGGAGTCTGAGGCTGAAAAAGCCTTATGATACACCAAGATACTATTCGCGCTATCGAAGAAGTTCTCGAAGGGCGCGTTACTGATAGATCGAAAGAATATTTGTTGCAATTTACCGAGTTCCTGGATGTGATTCCAAAAGCGGTAGATGCTGCAAAGAAACATTTCCCAGAAGCGCAGCTTGTTGTGGATGTCTACCAGGATCCTGAAATTGACGATCACTATCTTGTCTTGTACGTTAGGTCAAAGTACTATGATGACTCATTCATTGAACGATTAGAGAAGGCGGAAGCGGAGTTCCTTAACCAGCTTGTGAACAAAAGAGGGTGGATTCAGCTGACCACGGACTTTCGGGAACCAGAAGAAGTTTCACATTAAATTGTAATTGAAGGAGGACTTATTATGGCACACGAAATCACTATTCGCGAGAATGGAATGGCTGAGATGGCTTTCACTGGATCACGTCAAGCAATTTGGCATGGTCTAGGTCAGCAACTCGATAATGATTCTCCTATCGAAGTTTGGAAGGTCCAAGCAGGCCTCGACTGGGAAGTTTTTGAATCTACTGTCACCTATCAAACCATGGAAGGCGGTAAATTAGTCACTAAGACTTTCCCAAACAAAAAAGTCCTGTTTCGTTCCGACACTGGTGCGCCTCTCTCAATTGTAGGTTCAGAATTTAAAGTTGTACAGCCAGGAGAAGTACTTGAATTCTTTCGTGATTTGATGCAACTACATGGCATGAAATTATCGACTGCGGGTTCTCTCTTTGGCGGTACCCGTTTCTGGGCACTAGCAGAAACTGGTAAGGCCGAAAATGTCACTAAAGATGATGAAGTTAAAGGACATTTATTATTAGTTACCGCAGTTGATGGAACTCTTGCCACTACTGCTAAGTTTGTATCAACTCGAGTTGTTTGTAATAATACACTTACAATTGCGCTCTCTGAAGATTCAAAGAGAATGGTTAAGAGGACTCATAAAGTCGCATGGGACCCCTCTGCAGTAAAGATTGATCTAGGACTATTAGACAGGTCATGGAATCAATTCATGGAGAATCTTCGCAAGTTAGCGAATTTCGAAATGTCCGATAAAGAAGTACGTAAATTTTACCAAGATATGTTCTTTGATCCCAAGAAAACAGCCGAGGAACAGACTTGGGGTGCTACTAGACGTGTCAACGAACTTATGCGACTGTATGGTAATGGAGCGGGTGCGTCTCTTTCACGAGGAACGGCTTGGGGAGCTCTGAATGCCATTACAGAGATGTTCACTCATGGATCAGGCAAACGTGACGCCTCAAGACAATTTTGGGATGCGTACTATGGAAACGGCGATGAAATCAAAAACGAAGCAATGTCCAAACTGCTTGCCATGGCTGCATAAAGAACTGGAAATTCTTCGGGAGATCGAGTCCTTGCTCAGAGAAGCTAAGGACTCACTCCTGATGGTAGAGCATGAGAGTCCATGTGGTTGTTCTCCAAAAATTAAGGTTTTCAAGAGCCCACAAGCATATCAGATTGCACATAGGTTGAAAGAATTGGAAATTCTTCGCGGTAAAATAAATACTTTTGCAGACAAGTTAGACGGTTCATAGATGAGCTACAACATATTAGACGTCGCAAAAGACGCATTAACAGGCAATCTCAAGATGACAACTACTGAAGAACAAGAAAAACGTCTATCGATTTGCAGGAATTGTGAATATTTGATTAAAATTCCTGGCAATACGAAGATTACAGGGACTTGCAAAAAATGTGGCTGTTTCATGGATGCGAAAGTTAAGTTTGCGCAAGCAAGTTGTCCTCTCGGGAAGTGGTAAAATCGATTTCGCTGGGTTCGCGTAGTGGTCATCGCAGCGGATTTGTAATCCGCCATTCGTGGGTTCGAATCCCACACCCAGCTCCATTTTTGACAACTGACAGGAGGTAATTGCGTGGCCACAAAAAACGACATCACAGGTGATGCTATTAAAAGTCGAGTCATTACGAAAGCTTATGAAGAAGGTTATGAACGGATCTTCGGCAAGAAGAAGCGCGAAGAGAATGAAAAGTCATTAAATAAAATTGATGACAAAAAATCACAAGAACAGGCTTGACAACTTGTAAGAATTGCTATAATATTTTAGAAATGGCTGTGTAACTCAACTTCAGAAAGTCATATCGGACGGCGGTTCGAATCCGCCCAGCTCCACCAGGGGCTGAATTGGGCGTCGACGGTATGGTAAGTAAGAAGTTTGGGCAGCTCGACAAGGTAAAGTCGTTAAAACCAACCAAAGTAAACGCGAACGACGCAGTTTACGAGTTGGCGGCTTAGTAAGTAACCGCCTGGGGTTTGGTGGGTACCTCGCAACAGAAACCCACCTTTGTTTTGTTACCCATATGTAGTAACTGATCTTTTAACACCATGGAGATTCACATGAGCCAAGAAGAATATACTGAAAATCTTGATCTTAATCTCAATACACCGACCAATGCTTTTCTGAATATTCCTATTGCTCGCCAGCACAGTTTCTATTTGAGTGGTCCTATCTTATCTCCTGAGCATTACTCAAAATGGTTTCATGTAATTCGAAATGCCAGCGAGAATGATGTTGTCATTCTACATATAAACAGTCCTGGAGGAGATGTTGCGACTGCAATTCAATTTATGCGTGTGATTGCAGAAACTCCCGCGACTGTTGTAGCCAGTGCAGAGGGTAATTGTATGAGTGCCGCTGCAATGATTTTCTTAGCAGCAGATTCTCATCAGATCAGTGAGCATAGTTGCTTCATGTTTCACAACTACAGTGGAATAAGTGTTGGCAAAGGCGGTGAGATGTACGATAACATAATCTTCGAGCGTAAATGGAGTGAAAGGATGCTCAGGAGCATTTATGCCAATTTTCTCACTGATGATGAGATTGAAGCGATGCTCAATAATCGTGATGTTTGGATGGATGGCGAAGAAGTTGCTAAACGACTAGAAAAGCGATATGAAAAACTAGCCAAAGAAATGGAGGACGAAGAAAATGGGTGCTGAAGCTGAATATGTTTATTACTACAAAGGCCAAGTACTAAAAGTAGTCGATGGAGATACGGTGGATGTTGATATTGATCTCGGATTTGATGTTCATTTCAGGACTCGACTGCGTCTGTATGGAGTAAACACCCCTGAACTGAGTTCAAAAAACCCTGATGAACGCAAGAAAGCTGATGATGCTAAGAATTTCTTGAAAGAGTTGATTGAAGGAAAGGAAATCGAGATTCAATCTTTCAAACATGAAAAGTATGGTCGATATCTCGCCAAAATTTTCATCAATAATGTAGATGTAAATCAGAAACTGATCGAAGAAGGTTTTGCAGTTCCATATTTCGGTGGTCCCAGGTAATCATGCGAATTTGGTTTACTAGTGATACGCATTTCTTTCATAAGAATATTATAAAGTATTGCCCAACCAATCGTGGGCATTTTAAGGATGAAAATGAAATGACGGAATATTTGGTTTCAGTTTGGAATGAACGAATTGGTCGGGATGATCTTATATTTCATCTTGGTGATGTTGCGCTTGGAAATCCTCAGAGAGCCGTAGAAGTTTTGCGTCGCTTAAATGGCATGAAAGTTCTAGTGAAAGGAAATCATGATACTCGTTTGCTAACATATCGAGCATTCGTGAACATCTGGGAAGGCATTTATGATGCTTATACGGAAATTGAGATTGATGACATCCCGATAGTACTTTCCCATCATCCGTTGTCTAAATGGAACAAGATGGAAGAAGGGGCTTATCATCTACACGGACATGTTCACGGCAATCACATGAACCGAGAAACAGGACGAAGAATGGACGTTGGAGTAGACACGCGAAAGGATCTTGCCCCTTGGAGTTGGGAAGAAATTCATGAAAAATTGAATGAACGGCCTGTAGGAGTTGGTATATGAACTTTTCGAAATACGAAAATCATGAGCATACATTAGTTCTCAAGTATCTTCATCCACACATCATCGACAAGATCGAAAAATTTTGGGGATTCCCAGTCTGTCGCGAGTACTTGAATGATTTGTTGATGGACAGTAGAGATGGAACTCGACAAGGTTTTTCTAAAGAAGCTTTCAAGGCAATCTTATTTTTCTTGAACGAACATGACAAGTGCTTCCCTCAGTTTGACAGACAGCGCGATCCTTGGTCTGATGCAAGGTGAAAAAGTGCTTGACTTTTTGAACAAATTTTAATAAAATATTTTCTGGCTTGAAAGTCAAGCTAGACATTAAACAAAAATCAAAGGAGGTGTCGATGTTAGTTGAGTCTATGAGTCCAGAAGATGTGTGATTTCCGATCATGCATTAAATCAAAAACATTATAGAAAAAACGAGAGGAAGATGATGGAAAATAATCCTGTAACAATGTATGTTGCGGCTCCTCTAATTTGTGAAAACGATGAATTTCTTGACGTTCCTATTATCGAGGTTCAAGCTTTCAAAACTGAATATGAAGGTTATTGGGATGTTCCTCTCCTTGGAGAAATTTTATATGAAGGGGTGGGAATTTTTCATTCATATGAAGAGGCCCGGGACTATCAAAACAATAAAATCGAATCAATGATTTCTGAGCTTCGTAAAATTCAAGAAAAGATGAATAATGCTTCTAGTATTTCTTCCTGATTGTTTTAGTTTGATATCTATTTACAATAAAAGCATTTGATAGATAGCACAATTCTTAATTTGGTGTAGAGTAACAAAGGTATTTGATTTTAAGTCATAGAACATGAGTGAGACATTAGAACTTCCAGCTTCACAAAATTCTTTGACAAGTGAACAAGAAATTGATGATGGAGGATTGAAAATTATGTATCTTGTTGCTTCTCCTCAAGCCCTCCTAGACCACAGAAATCTGCCCATCATAAAAGTTGAGGCTTATAAGCATGGTAAAAAGGAATGGGTAGTACCACAGTTCAATCGTCTCTTCTTTGAAGGCCATGAAATCTTCAGGACATATGAGGAAGCGAGAGATTATCAAATCTCCGTCATCAAATCGTTGATCCTGAAACTTAACAAAAGGATTGACGATTTGCGCAATTCGCATTATAATTAAATCATGGGCCAGTAGCTCAAAGGAAAAGTAGCAACGTCCTTCTAAGACGTGGGTTGCAGGTTCGAGTCCTGCCTGGCCCGCCATTCTTCAAACATCATTGACATTTGGAGGTGAAATTATGCGTAAATTAGCTTCCTTGCGTACCATCAAAGAAATTCGTTCTATCGAAGGTGCGGATGCCATTGAATGTGCCGTGGTTGATGGATGGACGGTTGTTGTCAAGAAAGGTGAATTTAAGCCAGGCGATCTTGTTGTTTTCTTTGAAATCGATAGTTGGATTCCACATTCTATTGCGCCTTTTCTGACTCCTAAAGGGAAAACTCCCAGCGTTTATAACGGAGTTGAAGGTGAGCGTTTACGTACTGTGAAATTGCGGGGACAGTTGAGTCAAGGTTTAATAATGCCATATCAAAAATTCCCAGAAGTTGTTGAATACATGAAAAAGGTGGGCCCTGATTGTTCTAATCCGCTCGACTTAACTGAAATTCTCGGGATTCAAAAATGGGAACCACCAACTCCTACTCGGCTTGGGGGAGAAATCAAAGGCAACTTCCCTAGTCGTATTCCGAAGACGGAACAAGAACGAGTTCAGAATCTGATCGGTGTGGTTTTTGATCCTGATAATTTGAATAACTTCGAATATGAAATCACCATCAAGCTTGATGGCACGAGTA